TGGTGGAGTTGCTCGTGAAGTTGGTAAGGGAGCATCAGGTGCTGCTAAACTTGCTGGTCACGTTGCAAGAAAAGGATTAAATGATGAATATATTATGGAATATTTAATTGATGAAGGTTATGCCGATACCGAAGAGGCAGCATATGCTATTCTGGAGAATATGGGTGAAGATTGGAGGGAGAGTATTGTTGAGGCAAAAGTAGATGCTGGATTGACTCAAGCACAAAAAAGAGAAGTAAGAACTGCAAGAGCAGGTCGTGCAGGAGTAAATATTCCAAATTCATCTCTTCATACGGGGGACGTTGATAGAAGAGCAGAACATAGAGAAAGAGATGAAATGAATAAGGATGCAAAAGATATTCGCAGAGGAAGATTAAATTTACCTCAATTTCAAGGAACAACAGGAGCAGAACGTGTTGCTCAGGTTAAAAAGGAAAAAGGAATTCGGTAATTCCACTTTTCAAACTGGCACATCAGGGGGTCTCACCACCCTCTTTTTTTGTATGATGGGTTCATTCCAAAACAAACCTATGACTGTCAATCACGAAATCAAGTCTCAACTTGCCAAACTGCTTGCTACTGAAGACCTTGTGGTTGAGCACAAGAAAGTAGAGACTGCCTGCTTTAACGTTCATACTCGTGTGCTCACTCTGCCTATGTGGGAGAAGGCAAGCAATACTGTTTATGATCTTCTGGTGGGTCATGAGGTTGGTCACGCACTTTTTACGCCCGATGAGGATTGGTCTAAAAATAATAAGATCCCTCTCCAGTTTGTAAATGTAACTGAGGATGCTCGTATTGAGAAATTGATGAAGCGTAAGTATGCGGGTCTTGCCAAGACTTTCTATGGTGGATATAAAGAACTGAGTGATCAGGACTTCTTTCAACTAGGTGATGAGGATATTTCCACTTATAATCTTGCTGATCGTGCCAATCTTTACTTTAAAATTGGTAATTTTATTTCTATCGACTTTACCGTAGAAGAGCAGAATATCATCAATCAGATTGGTGATGCAGAAACTTTTGCTGAAGCACTAGATGCTGCCGAAGCACTTTACAAATACTGTAAGCAAAAGCAAGATGAACAAATTAAAGTCAATCTAGACTCTCACGAAAATCAGCAACCTGGTGGTAATTCATCACCCTCAGATTTTACTGATCAGGAAGAGGGTGAGGACGATCAACCCGAAATGGAAGGTGGTGATGGTAGAAGTTCTGATGAAATTGGCGAACAAAAATCTCAAGAACAAAAATCCCCAGAACAAGAAGTTGAAGGTGAGCAAGGTGGTGAAACTTCAGAACCAGAAGTTAAAACTGCTGATAATCTTGAAGAAGCACTCAAAGATCTTGTAAATAAAGATGGTTGGGAAAATGTTTATGTGGAGATTCCTAAACTAAATGTAAAGCAAATTATTGTAAGTAATGTTGAAGTTCATAATCGTTGTAAGGAATCCTGGGCACATTATCTTGATACTAATGTCTATGAATCTGGTGAAATCTTTGGTGAGGCGGATAAACAGTTCCGTGAATTCAAGCGTTCGGCGCAGAAAGAAGTTAATTATCTGGTCAAAGAGTTTGAGTGTCGTAAGGCAGCAGATAGTTATGCACGTGCCTCAACCGCCCGTACAGGCGTTCTAGACTGCTCTAAACTGCATACCTACAAATACAACGAAGACCTCTTCCGTAAGGTGACAACGCTTGCGGACGGTAAGAATCATGGTCTGGTGTTTGTTTTGGATTGGTCTGGTTCGATGAGTCGTGTGATGTTGGATACTGTGAAACAACTCTTTAATCTCATCTGGTTCTGTAAGAAAGTTAATATTCCTTTTGAGGTCTATGCCTTCACCAATGATTATCCAATCTATAAGTATGATGAGAACAATAAACCGATTATGCCCGAACCCTTGTATCAGAAGAAAGATGGACTGATTCAGGTTTGTGAATATTTTTCTTTGATGAATATGCTTACAAGTAAGACAAATGGTAAGACACTTGAAGACCAAATGTTGAATATCTATCGGATTGCTCGTAGTTTTAGTGATGAGCATTATACTCATTATACTCCTCCAATCGGTTGGAGTCTTTCAGGAACTCCTTTAAATGAGGCTTTAGTTGCTCTTCATGAAATTCTTCCTACCTTTCAAAAAGAAAATAAACTACAGAAAGTTCAGTGTGTAATTCTGACCGATGGTGAGGCAAATACTCTTAAGTATCATAAAGAATTTCATCGTCGTCATTTAGAAGAACCTTATCTTGGTGTGAATTCAATTGGGTCAAATGGTTTTTTGCGTGATCGTAAGACTGGAAACACTTATAGTCTAAATGTGGAGTGGTATGGATTCACTGATGTTCTGCTTCGTAATCTTCGTGATAAGTTCCCGACCGTTAATTTTATTGGTATGAGGATTTTGGAATCACGTGATGCTGGTTCTTTTATTCGTCGTTATACTGGATATATTGGAACTGACTATGAGAAGATTACCTCTTCTTGGAAAAAAGAAAAAACTTTCTCCATTAAGAACTCTGGTTATCATACTTACTTTGGACTTTCTGCTTCTGCTCTTGCAAATGATGCAGAGTTTGAGGTTGCCGAAGATGCCACCAAGTCTCAAATCAAAACTGCATTTGTTAAATCTCTTAAATCCAAAAAAATGAATAAGAAGGTTCTTGGAGAGTTTGTGGAGTTGGTTGCATGATAAATAATTTTATAGAATTCCATTATATCTAATGAGTAGATTTACAGATTTATTTCAAGAACCAGCGCCAACTGCAGCACCAGAACCATCTCCAGAACCTGTAAAGGTTGAGGAACCCGTAAAGGTTGAGGAACCCGTAAAGGTTGAGGAACCTGTAGTTGAAAAACCAGTAGTTGTAAAAAAACCTGCCAAGAAAAAATTCACTATTGATTGATGGGCGGTTTTTGAACTGGCACAGGGGGCACCGACTGCCCCCTTTTTTGTGGGTATAATATGAGAGTTCAAATGAAATACACCTAACTACATCATGCCCCGTAAAATTTCTGTGACCGACAACCAACTGATCGCTGATCTCAAATCCCTGTTCGGTTCTGAACTGAGCGCAGGTGATATTCGTGGATATTGCGCTTCTCGTAACATGAATTATCAGACTGTAACTCGTCGTTTGGAATCTTTTAAAACTGATCGTGGTCGTTGGAATCTTGAAGTGACTCAAGAGAAAGTGGAACAAATCGAACGTACCTATCAATCACCTGCTGCTCTTCCTGCTGTAGAACAAAACCTTATTCCCGATAAAGATGATACCTTCGTCAAGTTTGGTAATTTTAACGACATTAAGAAAATTATTCAGTCCCGTATTTTCTATCCTGCGTTTATTACGGGTCTTTCGGGTAATGGCAAAACGTTCTGTGTGGAGCAAGTTTGTTCTCAACTGAATCGTGAATTGATTCGTGTAAATATTACAGTAGAGACTGACGAAGATGATCTCATCGGTGGTTTCCGCCTTATTAATGGCGAAACTGTTTGGCACAACGGTCCCGTTATCGAAGCCCTCCAACGAGGTGCTGTACTGCTCCTTGACGAGATCGACCTCGCAAGTAATAAAATTCTCTGTCTTCAATCCATCTTGGAAGGGAAGGGAGTTTTCCTCAAAAAAATTGGAACATTCATTAAACCAACAAACGGGTTCAACGTCGTCGCAACTGCCAACACTAAAGGCAAAGGTTCAGACGATGGTAGGTTTATTGGAACTAACGTGCTCAACGAAGCCTTCCTAGAACGTTTCCCTGTGACCTTTGAGCAATCCTATCCTGCTCCTGCTACTGAGCAGAAGATCCTTGAAGGCGTTGCTCTGGACTTGGGTGTGGAAGACCGTGACTTCTGTAAGCGCCTTGTAGACTGGGCAGACATCATCCGTAAGACCTTTTATGATGGTGGTATTGAAGAAATCATCAGCACCCGCCGTTTGGTGCATATCATCCGTGCCTACAGCATCTTCCAAGATAAAGGAAAGGCAATTCAAGTTTGCGTCAATCGCTTTGATGATGAGACCAAGCAGTCTTTCCTGGAACTTTATGACAAAGTGGATGCTGATTTCAAAATGCCTTCTGAAGATGGTGAGCATGTAACTTACAACCTTGACCAACCCGCTCCGTTCTGATATAATTGGGGGAGGTAAATGTGCCTTCTCTTTTTTAACCTTTACTATGAAAAATTATGTCTGAAAACTTAGAAACCAATTATTCAGATTACATCTCTATTGCAAATACTACCATTCTTGGTGGAAGTGGATCTGATACAATTTCTTTTTCTGGATCTCATCTTCCTGGTGGAATGTCAGATCATTCTCAAGATTTTTGGGATTCTGATGGAATTAGTTTGACTGGCAATCCTTATTCTTCTCCCGATGTTTTTTCATTAAATTCTTATAATATTACTATGCCCGAAAACACAAATGCTAATGGTTTCTGGAAATACAACGAAGATAAAATCCTGAAACAACTTGAGCAGTATATCTCTGGCACTTATAGTCAGCACTATGTTGATAGGACTGGTGGTGGAACAGAACAAACCCTGGATAAAATCAAACACAATCGTCGTGAAGGATTTTGTGCTGGTAATGTAACCAAGTATATTGATCGATATGATACAAAAGGAACTCCTCGTGCAGATCTTTTTAAGGTTCTTCACTATACTATTCTTTTGATTAATCATCTCAATCTCGTTGAAAACAAGTAAAACTTAAACCCCAAATTATGAAACTCTCTGATAACTCTCTGACTATTCTCAAAAACTTTGCTGGAATTAACAATTCGATTCTGGTCAAGCAAGGTAACAAACTCCGTACCATTTCTGTGGCAAAGAACATTCTTGCCGAAGCAGATATTACTGAAGAGTTTCCCCGCAACTTTGCGATTTATGATCTGAATCAATTTCTGAATGGTCTCAGTCTTCACCAAGATCCTGAACTGGATTTTACGAATGATTCTTATATTACAATCCGTGAAGGTAAGCGTCGGGTTAAGTATTTCTATGCTGACCCGAATGTAATCATCTCTCCACCTGAAAAGGAAATCAAACTTCCCTCACAAGATGTTTGCTTCCAACTGGAACACGCATCTCTGGAGAAACTTCTTAAGGCAGCAGCAGTCTATCAACTACCTGACCTTTCTGCTATTGGTGATGCAGGTGTGATTCGTCTTGTGGTTCGTGATAAGAAGAACGATACTTCTAACGAATACTCAATAGTGGTCGGTGAGACTGATAAGGAGTTTACGTTTAACTTCAAGGTTGAGAACATCAAGATCATTCCGGGTGCCTATGATGTGGTTGTGTCAGAAAAACTTTTGTCACAATTCAGCAATACCAAGTACAACCTGAAGTATTATGTTGCTCTGGAACCTGACTCCTCTTTTAAATGAACATTTTCGTTACAAACGAATTTCCTGCGGAATCTGCAATTTGTCTCCCAGACAAACATATTGTTAAGATGCCCCTAGAATGCTGTCAAATGCTTTCTATTGTGGCATCCAAATGGTATCACAATTATGGCACCCTTCCCAAGGCAGATGGTACATCCTATGCAACTGAAAAGGGCGCCTTTCGCAATCATCCCTGCACTAAGTGGGCAGCAGAATCAATTCATAATGCCTACTGGTTGATTAAGCATGGGATGAATCTCTGTGATGAGTATGCAGTTCGTTATGGTAAGATTCATTCGTGCTATAATACCTTACTGTCTGCTTACTATCTTTTTCCCAAAGGAAAGATTACTGAGGTGACTCCATTCGTTCGTGCTATGCCCGACGAATACAAACTTGATGAAAGTATTGATACATTTACTGCATATAAAATGTATATTGCTTCCAAACCTTGGGTTGCGGAGAACTATCTCCGCATACCTTCTCGCAAACCTGATTGGATTTGATTATGAGTGATTTTATCTGGACTGAACGATATCGTCCAAAAACTATTGAAGATTGTATTCTCCCCGAGAATATTAAAAAGACATTTAGTGACTTTCTAAATAAAGGCGAAATTCCAAATATGCTACTTGCTGGTCCCCCAGGAGTTGGTAAGACTACGGTAGCAAAAGCATTATGTAATGAACTGGGAGTAGATTTTTATGTCATTAACGGATCCGACGAGGGTAGATTCCTCGATACTGTCAGAAATAATGCGAAGAACTTCGCTTCGACCGTCTCACTTTCGTCAACTGCTAAGCACAAAGTCATCATTATTGACGAAGCAGATAACACGGGAAACGACGTTCAACTCTTACTACGGGCGTTTATTGAGGAGTTTGCTGGTAATTGCCGATTCATCTTCACCTGCAACTACAAAAACAAAATCATCGAACCCCTCCATTCCCGATGCGCCGTTGTTGAGTTTGGAATCAAAGGGAAAGAAAAAACCCAGTTGGCAGGATCCTTTTTCAAGCGTTTACAGGACATCCTGGATGCGGAAGGTGTACGATACGATCCTAAAGTCCTTGCCGAACTGATTAACAAGCACTTTCCCGATTGGCGTAGAGTTCTTAATGAGTGTCAGAGGTATTCTGTTGGTGGTGAGATTGATAGTGGTATTCTTGCATCCTTCTCTGATGTTGCCGTAAATGATCTCATCACTCATCTCAAAGATAAGAACTTTCCTGAAGTCCGAAAGTGGGTGGTCGCCAACCTGGACAACGATTCTTCTTTGATTCTTCGCAGGGTTTATGACGCCCTTTATAGTGTTCTACTTCCCCAGTCTATCCCCGCCGCCGTTCTTATTATTGCCAAGTACCAATACCAAATTGCATTCGTGGCTGACCAGGAAATAAATCTTCTTGCGGCATTAACTGAAATTATGTGTGAGTGTGAATTTAAATGAAAGTCCCATCTAAATCTGAATTAATGCATTATCGTCTTCAAGCAGTTATGCGTGAAAACATTTTTGACAAAGATCAAATGAAATATCTTGGTGTTCGTGATGATGGTAAACACTGGTATCTTGTTGGTGGAGAGCACGAAGTATCTGCGGATCAATTTGAAGATATTGAATTGGTTGAGGAACTATAATGAACCCCTTTAAAATTTCATATAAAGTTTTATATGAGGTTCCTATAAAAACAACACCTAAAAATGTTCAAGAGGCAAACGAAGGTCTTTTTCGTGCTAAAATGACTCTTCCTGCTGCTGCCAAACATTGTGGCATGACGCAGAAAGAAATGAAACTTACTTTTTTTGAGTACCTTAAGTATAACAAACCTGATTATGAGTATTGATTTTTCTCGCGTTAATTTTGAACAATTTTTTGGATGGGTGAACGCATCTAATACGAAACAAATGAAAAGTTCTTCTTTTAGGGGACTTCGAGCACATTATACTGAAAAGTCTTTTTGTAAGTGGTCAGATGATCAATTAAAACATGTGGGGCTTTTTGATAATGGTAGAGATTTTGTCATAAAAGAAACGAACGAATTTGTTGAAATGAAAAGTCAACTTGGCATGTTTAAGACGGGTAAAGACAAAACTGGTAAAGACTGCCGTGGTGACTGTAAGTCATTTGTGTTGAAAAATTTTCATCCTTCTAACAAAGATAGAAAAAACTGGAAGAAATCGGATTTAATTAAGACATTTGATTACTTACTTTTAGTTGATACGAAATCCATGTCTGTGGGTTATACTACATGGGATAAAGTTTACGAATGTGTTGATGAGACTGCAAATGATCCTAAATGTATATTGAAGAAAGGTGATTATACTATGATTGTTGAAAACGTCACTCCTGCTGAAAAAGACTGTGATGTTGATGCTATGTTTTCTTTGATTGAGGAGCACCTTTGATGAAATCTCTTAAAACCCCCTTACGCTACCCAGGTGGTAAGTCCCGTGCTTGTGAAAAGATGGGACCTTATTTTCCAGATCTTCGCAACTATGATGAGTTCCGAGAACCATTTCTTGGTGGCGGAAGCGTTGCAATTTATATCACTAAGAAATATCCGAACCTAGATATTTGGGTGAATGATTTGTATGAACCTCTTGTAAATTTTTGGCAACAACTTCAGATCTTTGGGTATGATTTAAAAAGTGAACTTAAAGATTTAAAGACGGCAAATAATACTCCAGATTTAGCAAGAAAACTTTTTCTACAATCAAAGGAGCGGATCAATGACCAAACTGTGTCAAATTTCAATCGTGCTGTGGCTTTCTATGTTGTTAATAAATGTTCTTTTAGTGGTCTCACAGAAAGTTCTTCATTTTCAGAACAGGCATCCAACTCCAACTTCAGCTTGCGGGGGATCGAAAAGTTGTTTGGGTATTCTGAGATAATTGGGAAATGGCGTATAACTAATTACTCTTACGATTATCTGATGGATGGAAACAAAGGTGCTTTTATGTATCTCGATCCTCCTTATGATATTAAGGATAATCTCTATGGGAGAAAGGGATCAATGCATAAAGGATTTGATCACGATAAGTTTGCTGCTGATTGCGACTCTAACAATATGGATCAGTTGATTAGTTATAATTCTGACCAACTTGTAAAAGATAGGTTTAAAAACTGGAATGCTGCTGAGTTTGATCTGACTTATACGATGCGTTCCGTTGGTGAATATATGCGTGAGCAAAAACAACGTAAAGAACTCTTGCTTTTTAATTATGGAATTGAAGGACTGGTTAAACTCGATCAATCAAACGAAACAACACCTGATTGACGAAGATCCTTCACTTGAGAAGGAATATGCTCCCTATATTATCAATCGCTGCCTTTCTGGGCACATTGAT